AATTCTGAATACCACGATGACAAATCAATTTCAGAAGTAAGAGGCAGCGCACCAATCATCACAGTCGGTAGTGCCGTTACTACTAGTGCTGTAGCTATAGCGTATGACATTGGGAATCATGATGATGTGCAGGGGGCTTATTTTGCTGAGTGGGTTCCGTTCTACGCCGTCCAGCAAAACCGCCTCGGTCTGATTACCAGTATCGCCAACGCACTAGGTCAACTGTACGTACAGTATTCGTCCAGCCTACGCTCTTACGATGGAGTAAATATAGCCACTGCTGCTAAAGCATGGACGCAAGGTGAGACCAATAGAGTTGCGGTAACGTATGACGCTGCAACAGGGTTTATGTCTACACACCATGACGAGGTGTCGTCCCCCGATGCAACCTACATCGGAGCCTTTGGTGGAAACAGTCTCGATCTGTTGACGCTTCCAGAGTCGCCATCACTAATAGGCAACATCCGCCGCTACGACCTAGATTACACCGCAGGTAAAGCCAAAATAGATGAGTTGATGTCATGAGTTTAGAAGTATGGATATACGCCAAACCTGCCGAATGGACTGCCCTCACTCCCGTTGAAGGCACATTCTCACACGCTCACGCCAATGCTAAAACAGGCTACTGGAAGACGTACACAGGTGGTTATGAAGTCTATAACACTGTTGGTAGCGTTCAAGATATTCAAGACATTAAAGATGTGGGAGAGAGTCATCTAGTCCGCATTCAGTTGGAAGTCAAAGGCTCAAACGGTGCTGCCAGAGCAGAGATAACACCAATCGTCGGGCAGTTTGGCGTACAGCGGTAACAACAGAAATATTTAACGCTGACTAGTACAGCGATAGCAAAGGAAAAGATCATGGCAAAGATAATCACCAACATACCATTTCAGGCCAGTGCAAGCGGTATTCGCAGCTTCAATATCGAGATCGGTACTGGCGGGGCAACACTGCAATCATTGAGCGGGTCTGATCCTGGCAGCGATACCTGGATACCCGTACCCGATGGAGCCTATACCGCAAGCACTAGCGCATCGATGTACGCCGCCGCCGGTATTCTTTACCGTTTCGTGCTGACAGGTGACGCTCAAGGCTGGATTTCAGGTTAACCCCTATGGACGATAAGCCCAACAACGAGAACCATACGTGGGTACTTGAGCAGCTAAAGAAGTCTCAAGACGCTGACCATGATAACCGTGAGCAATCCCGAGAGGCGCAAGAGTTCCTGACTAAACGGGATGGGCAGTGGGAGTCTGATCAGTGGCAGTCCAGCGAAGGCAAGCCGCGCTACACCTTTGATAAAGTTACCCCGATCATTGACCAGATAGCCGGGACAATGGAGCGATCTGATTTTGATATTAAAGTATCTCCCGCCGGTAACGATGCAACCAAAGAGGTCGCGGAAACCTTAGACGGACTGGTACGCAACATCGAGAAGATGAGCGATGCGGTCCAGGTGTTTAACAGCGCCGGCCGGAGCATGGCAATCGGCGGACTGTCAGGGTGGCGCGTTGTCCAGGAATACGTTGACGGCACCTCATTCGATCAAGACCTAATGATCAAGCGCATTGGCAACTTTACGGACCGCGTGTGGTTTGGGCCCTTTGAAGAACCTGACAGCTCAGATGCGGACTATGCCTGGGTATTATCTGGCGTTTCCACCGAAGAGTTTAAACTCAAATACCCCGGCCAAACAGAGGGCTCTGTGGGCTCAGACCGGACTACTAACCCGTACTTTTATCGGCAAGATTTAGAGATGGTGGGTGAGTTTCTGTATGTGAAGGAAGTCCCCATCGAATTGGTTCTGATGACCAATAATGATGTTTACGAGGTTGACGCTGATTTCGAGAAAATTGTTGATGAATTAACCGCGCTTGGTATTACAGAACGCAAGCGGCGGAAGCGTATGAAGCGGTGTGTTTACTCGCGTGAGTTCAGCACTGAGGACTGGCTGTCAGATCCAAGAAAGACTGTTTTTGAGGAATGGCTCCCGGTTATCCCCGTATTCGCTAACTTCGATATTATTGCCGATAAGATTGTTTATTACGGTGCCGTCGAAAAAGTAATGGACCCTTGCCGTGTTTACAACTACGCGCAATCCCGAGAGATCGAGGAAGGCGCACTCGCTCCGCGCGCTAAATACTGGATGACACCGGCCCAGGTTAAGGGCCACACGGAAAAGCTGGCGACATTGAACACCAATGCAGACCCCGTGCAACTTTTTAATCCCGACCCTGAATTACCTGGACCGCCAATACAAAGCGGGGGTGCAGCGATCAACCCAGGGCTCCGTACTATTTCCGAGGGCATGAAGGCGGTCATCAATGAAAGCGCCGGTCAGTTTTCGGCGGGTATGGGACAACAGGCGGCGTTTTCTCAGTCAGGCGTGGCTATTGATAAGCTGCAGGATAAGGGCGAGATAGGAAACAACAAGTACGGTAATGCCCGCGAACTCGCACAGAGGCACACGGCCCGCATTCTGGTTAAGGCTATCCCTGAAATCTACGGCCCCGGTCGTCAAGTTCGCATACTGGACGAAGACGGCTCGCATAATATGAGGACCGTCGGCGAGGTTATTATTGACCAGCAAACGGGCGAAGAGGTCACTATTAACGATCTATCAGTGGGCAAGTACGATGTCGCCTGCAGTAGTGGCCCGAGCTTTAAGAACCGCCAGAATGAGACCGTTCGTGCATTAACTGAAGTCGGCAAGGTTGACCCAAGTGTTATCCAACTGGGCGGCGATATCTTGCTGAATAACATACCTGCACCGGGTATGAGTTCAATCGGAGAGCGCAAGCGTAACCAGTTATTCAGAGAAGGCTTGATTCCCGAAAACCAATGGAACGACGAAGAGAAACAGCAGGTCCAGGAACAACAGATGGCGGCACAGAATCAGCCACCGGCAGAAGACCCGATGATGATCGCGGCACAGGCCGAGGACAAGAAAGCGCAGGCCGACCTCATTACAGCTCAAACTAAGCTGCAGACCGCTCAGGGTGATCTACAGCTCAAGTCCCAGGATATACAGGTCAAGCAGTTCGAGGCTGAGACTAAGCGGATGGACTCCCAAGTTAAGCGCGCGGAGGCTATCGGTAGCATCAAAGGCAACGCGGCGGCAGCGGCCAAGGCACTGGCAGAGGCTGAAGCTCAGGACATTGAGAACGATATGACCTTGAGTGGTGTAGCCAAAGTCCTAAGCGATATGAGCGAGACTGGTTAATATGGGAGCAACCCTAAAGACAGCTGAGATAGTCGGCAAGAAGCTCGAAGCCGGTCTCGATGCATTGCGTAGTTCGTATGCGGAGCGTATCAGTAAAACCGAAGACCAGTTCGGTGACCCGAGGAGCTTTGACCTGTCCGAATTGGAAAAAGTTCCAGATGTCGCCCAGTCCCCCGTCGAGCGTTATAACCCCCCCCGAGGCAGGCCCAAGACTCTGGACCCGCTACTGAACCAGGCCACAGCCGACAAGTTGACGGGCTACGCGGAGAAAGGCAGGGACCAAGGTGGACTCGAGTGGTACAACATGGAGCCGTTACGGAAGCAGTTCGTTGACGAGCTTGGCCCAGTGGAAGGGGCAGAGAGGTTCGAGCGATACATCGATATTGTGGCAGCGACATCACCACGCTCCAAGGTAGACATGAACATCCGGCGGTCGTCTTACCTGTACGGGCGTGACGTCCAAGGGTTGCCGATATCCAGCCTTAAAAACCCCGACCTACCAAAAGGCTACGGCCACTTAGCGCACGAGACACAGAACCACCTCCTGAAAGACCTCGAGTCCGGTGGCCACTTCTCTAGCCTTAACAGACCGAAAACATCCAGCTTTGCTGAGAATCTGAAGGGCAACCAGACCCCGATGACCATCGACACACATAATTTTGCGGCGATTACTGGCGAGCTAAAGAATAAGAAGTCTCCATCCAACACGCAGTACAAGTACCTCGAGGAGTTCCAGGCAGGGCTGGCGGATAAGATTGGCCTAACCCCAGCGCAGTGGCAGGCATCTGTCTGGGTCGGCGCCGGGACTGGCGTTGCAGACGTTCGGCCGTTCATGGAGGTATTCGACGACGTAGTGGCCAGGACCGCCAAGCGTGACGAAAAGTCAAAGCCCCAGGTAGTTACCGACTTTATACGCGGCAAGGCCCCGCTGTACGAGATGGCAGGCGGTGCCGTACTGGGCGCTGGTATGATGATGGCCCCGCAAGAGGCAGATGCCTCGGTCGCCCCTGGCGTACTAAAAGCAGTCTCTGGTATAATTGGCCGCTATGGAGAAAACGCCACAAAAGACGACGCCAGTAGGGCAATCGTCGAAGCCTTCGGAGAACTCCGCGCCCAGCATGTCGGCAGCGGAAAAGGCGCTGCTGTCTACGATAAAAGAAACATCGCTGGAGGAGGCCAAGGCGATGGCATTGAACCTGGGGTAGTCTACTCCATGCCTGGGGAATACTCCCAGGAACTTAATAAGCTGGGGATCTCAACCCCAGACCTGCTAGAAACTACCGACAGCACCGCCTTCCACCAAGCTATCTCTGGGTCCAAGCAAGACAGCCCTTATGGGGCGTCCGTCTATGTCTATGACAAAGATGAGTACGACGGGATGCGTAAGTTTATTACCCCCGACGGGAAGGCAGGCTATGCCCTAAAGGGCGACGATATTGTCTCCGTATTCAACACCGCCGACTCACCCCACAAGGCAGTGGCTTACCCGTTCCTGTTGCATGCGGTAGAGCAGGGCGGGAAGAGGCTCGATGCCTTCGATACCGTACTGCCCACGGTCTACTCGCGCATGGGTTTCAAGACCGTAGCGAAAAATGCATGGGACGACAAGTACATGCCAGGCGGGTGGGACAAAGGGCAGTTCAATCGGTGGAACCAAGGCGAGCCCGACGTAGATTATATGGGGTACTCGCCGGGGCCTGCATCTGTTGCACCTGAAAACCGTGGTATGTATGCCGATACCCCCGAAAGGGCGCAATTACTGCAGGCAGGCAACGGGGACGTTACTGCCCTGCAAAGAGGGCGGGCAACCCCAGAAATGCTAGCCGCTACTGCAGTCGGGGCCACCGCCACCGCCGCGACCGCCGCCGCATTCGCGCCCTCAGATTACATGGATAAAACCATCCCAACACCAAGAGAGTTGGCAGCTACCGAGACCGCAAGACACAATTTCCAATCTATTTCCGCACACGCCAGGGAAGCATCTACCGCACTGCAAGGATTACACGAACGCAGGCAGGCCAAGCAAGGCGTGTGGCAGAAACTACGCGCCGAGCTATCCGATGGACTTACCAGTGGCGCAGACCTCGCTCTGGAGGCGCTAGAGTCTCTGGATATGCCCATGAAAGGAGTGCTAGGGCTGACAGGTGTTGCCGGGCAGCTAGCGGCGGGCTCAAGTATGGATCAGGCACTGCAGTACGGTGCCAATCAGGTCAATCAACCCATTGAACAAACCTCTTACAATCTCGGTGGCGCCACGACTGACGCGCTTGCACAGACTCCGTTCGCACCTATTGCGCCGGCGGCTGGTGCTGCTATCCACGCGGGCATTCAGTTGGGCGGCCTGTAGTACAAAACTAAACAACGGTACGCGACTGATTCGCGGCAAAGGAGCACAACCATGACTGAAGCAGCCCAGGAAGTAATCACCGAAGAACCCGCCGAGGAAATCACCAGCGGTATAACCCTCTCCGAAGAAACCCCAGAGCCCACAGATCCGCCAGCAGAAGAACCCAGTGAAGAGGTACGCGAGCCGGTGCGCTTCTCTGAGGACCAGCAAAAGGTATTCGACGAGGCGATCAATAAGAAGACAGGCAAGACCCGCGAGGCTGAACGACTAGCAGCAAGGCTCCAAGAAGAAAATGACCAACTTAGAAAGCAAATCCCGCAAGAAACGCGGCCAGAGATACCTGCAGCGCCCGACCCCTATGACGATAACTTCGCAGAGCAGATGACGGCAAGGGATAACACGATTATCCAGGCGGCTCGGTTTGATGCGGTCCAGGCGGCACAGCAGAAAACCCGGCAGGACGCAATCGATGCAGTGCAGGCTAAAGAGCAAGAGCAAACCCAAGCGGCCATCGTTGACTACTCAGATCGATCCAAGAAACTTGGCATTGATGCCACCGACTTACAGCAAGCGGGTGCAGTGGTGGGTAACTACGGGCTGACGCTGGAAGTCGCAACACACATTCTAAAAGAAGACCACGGCCCAAGCATTACCGTGTACCTATCCAAAAACCCCACAGTACTCGATGAGCTTTCGCGCATGTCTCCAATGGATGCGGCGGTGAAAATATCCACGGAGATTAAAGAAGCAGCGCGCAACATGACGCAACCCAAAAACCTCGCACCAGACCCTGTTCAACCTATCCGTGGGTCGGGTATGCCAGAGGGTGATAAAGGAGGAAAAGGCAACACCTACGAGTAGTTGACACGCTATTAAAATGTGTGCATAGACTAAATCACGGTCTCCATGACCGGCATTAAATACCTTTAAGGGCTCCGCTGCATCTCGACCCTACCTGTACAGCGACAGGAACCGAGAAAACCCCTTATTTAATGCATATGGAGGCCGACAATGGCTAACAATTTTGATTCAAACTTTACGCGGCAACTCGCGAAATCCTTCCTTCCAAAATTCGACAGTGACCGCACGCTCAGTAAGAACGTGAACACTCAGTTGCTCAAGGGGAGATTTGACCCTGACAGCGGCGAAAATTACGATTTCAAGCGCCCGACAGATTACAAGTCCGTGAGAACGGCCGCTGGTGATGTGTCCGGCGAAACCGCTGATTCAATCATTACAGGAAAAGCCACGGGAACAGTCCAGGACTACTTTACGGCGTTTGTGGACTACTCTGAAGCTGATGAAGCACTCAAAATGGGCGGCATCGATCAGTTGCTGGCACCTTTGGCGACTCGTATCAAAACCGATCTTGAGGTCGATTTCGCGGGCTTTATGATGCGCAACAGCAACCTTTTGAGCGGGACTGTTGGAACCAGCATAAGCACGTGGGACCACGTAGCAGAGGCCCCCGCTATTATGGCGGCGTCTGGCGTTCCTTCCGATGGGGACTGGTGCATGGCGGTGAATTCTTTCACTCAGCGCAAACTGGCCGGTGTGCAGCGATCTTTGGGCTCAGTTGATCCTTTGATCTCTGAAGCGCATCGAAAAGCAATTATCAGTGAGGATTTTGCTGGTATTAAAGTAATGACCGCCACCACCCTGGCGTCTTACACCACGGGAACCGGTGCCGATCGTGCGGGTACTTTATCCGGTGCTCCGACGCCTACCTATGTCGCGGCAAAAGACTCAATGCAACAAACCTTCCCTGTAACCGCCTTCCAAGCGAACTTGGTCGTTGCTGCCGGTGAGACTATCACCGTAACGGGCTCCAAGCGTCTTAACCTTTCGACTCGACAGCAAATTGTCGATGAGACTGGCGCGGCAATTTTGTTTAGCGGGACGGTGACTGCAGAGGTAACGCTTAACGGTTCGGGCGCGGGCAACTTGGTTGTTTCTGGTGCCGGAATTTTTGAATCTGACGGGGCATACAACACTGTTGCAGCGGCTCTTGCGAGCGGTGCGGTGGTGACTCTCGGTGGTGCAGCTACTACCTTGATACAGCCTGCACTGTTCTGGCATAAGGACGCAGCTTACAGTATTGGCTCAGTGCCAATGAAGAAGCTCCAGTCTACAGACACAGTTGCAACCACTGAAGACGGTTTGCAGTTCCGTGTATCCAAGGGCGTCGATTTTTTGAAAAACAAGCAGATTGTTCGATTCGACTTCAGGCCAGCGTATGCCTGCCTGAACCCCTTTATGGCTGGGCAAGCGTTCGGTAGCTAAACCGCTGGATTAACCGGCTAGAAAGGCGGCTCAGTGGAAACATTGCAGTCGCCTTTTTTACAATTCAAGAGGACGGTATTGTGGCAGTTAAGAAACCAGTTAAGAAGCCCGCTAAGGAGATCAGTTCAGACCCTGAAGTACTCCGCACCTGGGTGAAAGAAGACGGCACAGAATTACAGTTAAACGGCTACGATGAGAACATCAAGGCAGCTGTTGCACTCGGGTGGAAGCCCGCGTAAATGGTTACTGTCTCAGACATTGCACAGCGTAGCCTCAAACGCATCCACGCACAGGGCGCTGACGCGCCACTGGAAGCTGATGAATACGCTGACTACCTAACAGCACTCAATGACTTCATGGCTGACCTGGAGGCTGACGGTGTACGCCTAGGCTATACGCCAGTGACAGGCTTGACTGATGTGGTAACGGTCCCCGCCGGAGCATTGCGTGGGATCATTGCGAACATGGCCATTGAAGTTGCCCCGGACTACGGAGGCACGATTTCTCAGCCTCTAGTCATGCAGGCCCGCGAGGGAATGAAGACCCTCGAAAAGCTCGGGGTGACTATCATCGCCACAGCTTACCCTTCTACCTTGCCGATAGGTTCTGGCTCGGAAGACTACCTATACACCACGCATTTTTATGATGACTTGGCTAGTGGGTTTATGACGCTGGCCGGTAACGCTGACGCTACAGTAATGAGCGTAACAAACACCCCTTACCGGGTGTCTGGGTTCTGGAACATCGCCAATGTGATTGGTTTCAGGGGTGATATTGAAGGAACACTCACCAACAGTGCCGACTCAAAAATCGATGTCACTGCATCGCTAACCTTCAGCGCGACAGGTAACAGCACGTACACTTTCCGGCTGATGAAAAGCGGCGTATCAGTGGGCTCTGTTAGCTCGGCACTGACCGGCACACCTACATCCCTCACGCTATCCCAGGTTGTTACGTTAAACCCTGGCGATTACCTTGAATTGTGGGTTGAGGATGACCTAGCCACGCAGCCGGTTACTGTCACTCAGGCGTCATTCGAGGCATCTTGATGGACACGCCAGTACCTCTTCCTTTTGCTACCGGCTTTTATGAATCGCCAGTGCTACCCCTTGCAGCGCAAGAATGCCTGAATTGGTATGTCCACGCACCGGACGGCCCAGCACTTGCGCCCGAGGTATTGTTCCCAACCCCTGGGATATCAGCGGTGGTATCAAGAGGTGATGAGCTGACAGATGCCAACCGGGGAGGGTGGTCGCTTAACGGTGTGCCTTACTTTGTGAATGGTAGCGCGCTTGTTCGGCTTAATGCTGACGATACACTGGACGCGCTTGGGACTATAGGCGGCACAGGTCGTGTCTCAATGTCCGATAATGGCACTCAGTTGATGATATTAGCGCCGGGCGTTAATGGCTACATCTTCACCACTGGGCCGGACGCGCTCACCACGATTTCAGATGCTGACTTTACGGCCAACGGTAACCCCCAGGCAGTGGTTTTTGTTGACACTTATTTCGTGTTCACCACTGACGCGAATAAATTTATTATCTCTGCCTCGAACAACGGCCTGGCCTATGATGCGCTGGATTTTGGGACCGCAGAATCAAACCCTGACGGCACACAAGTCCCTATCGTGTTCAAGAACCAGCTTTTTATTATTGGCGAGATTACAGCCGAGGGATTCTCAAATGTAGGAGGCGCTGACTTTCCTTTTCAGCGTTCAGGTGTATTCCTGGACCAAGGCACACCGGCCCCGCACTCAGTTGTAAAAACCTCTGAAACCTTTCTCTTTATCGGCAACGCTAAAAACGAATCCCCGGCGGTGTGGGCGTTCGCGGGCAACACCACGCAAAAGGTAAGCACTCAGGCCATTGATGACATTCTGGAGGACTTAACCGCCGCCCAGCTAGCTGATGTTTTTGCATGGTCCTACGCGCAGAGCGGTCATTACTTTGTAGGCTTCACGCTACCGACTACCACGCTGGTATTTGATACCACGACCGGCAAGTGGCACGAACGAAAATCCCGCTACATTGACGCCTCATTGAATACGATAGATGTTGCCTATCGGGTGAGCTCTGTTGTCGCTGGCTACGGCAGTATGTACGTTTCTGACAGCCTTGATGGGCGCATTGGCTTAATGGACCCTGACAACCTGGACGAATATACAAACCGGGTATTTCGCCGGGTGGCAACGCAGCCATTTCAGGACAATACAAAATCTTTTTCCGTCCCCTACCTCGAATTGACAATGGAATCCGGTGTGGGGAATGCAGCGGAACCCGACCCGATGGTGGTTATGGACCGCTCAACCGATGGCGGGAAAACCTGGGTCGCGCTTCGTGCTCGAGCAATGGGTAAAGAGGGCGAGTATAAGCGGCGGATCGCATGGCGTCGAAATGGCAGAGCGTCACGCTTTGAAGTATTCCGGTTCAGCACCTCGGCCCCTGTTAAGGCTCCCGTGCTGGGCCTTCACGCCATTATAATGCCGCAGCAATAATGACGGGCATCTTAAATGCTTCGCTCCCTATCGTCCTTGACGACGGCACGATGGCACCTTTCTATCGGGATTTCATGTTCGACCTTTCCCGCTCGCTGGCTATTGTTGGCACTGGATCTCCAGAGGGCTCCGTACCTGCACCTTATTTGTCTCTTTACATCGACGAGGGAGCAGGCGCGGGGCTTATCTCGTACCGCAAAATGTTGGCGAGTATCGGCGGTGATAAGAAGAAGGGATGGAAGCAACTTTCTGTAAGTTCGGCAACCTGGGGTGGTATCGGTGGCAGCATTGCAGACCAAGTTGATTTGGCTAATGAATTTGCAACGATCACCACGGCTCAGATTATCAGTGGTGTTTTTGCCAATGCGCGAATATCTGAATCTTCAGTCACTCAGCACGAAGCTGCACTGGCAATACTGGCCAGCCAAGTTACAGGCTACAGCCCTCCCGTAATCTCCACAGAATCCGCCACCACTTACACAATGCTGGTAGGCGATGCGAACCTAGCCAAGCGGCTGACTGGCGCAAATCCTGCGGTAACAATTCCCACGGGAACCTATGCGGCGGGCGATGTATTGACGATCAGGCAGGCAGGAACAGGAACGCTAGTACTCACCACCACCGGGCTAACTATCAACGGCACAGTCCCAACGTGGGCGCAGCATGTTGAAACCCAATTCAGGTACATCGCGACAAATACATGGGATGTAATTTAATGAACCAAGCCTTTAGCCAGTCAGTGGAATTAGACGCCTTGATCGACGGTGTATCTGGGGTTATGTCTCTCCAGTCTACTCGGGAAAATATCGAGAGATTAGAGCGTGAGTTTATGAAGCACCCACAGGTAGAAATCCCTGTGACTCACCAGCACACGGGCGGAATTTATGCGCGGGAAATAACCATACCCGCAGGCACAATCTTAACTGGCAGAATCTACAAAGAAGATCATTTTGACGTAATGATAAGCGGCGATATCACAGTGTCTGGCGACGATGGCAAAAAGAGAATGCAGGGCTTCCATGTATTCAAAGGCACTAGGGGTAAAAAGCGGGCAGGCTACGCGCACGAAGATACCCGATGGATTACCTTTTGCTCATCTCCAGAAATGCCCGAAGAAGACTATCTCGACTATCACACAGTAATGTCATTCGCTGAACTGAAATTGACGGATGAAACAACAGAGCAAGAGGCTAAGTTATGACAGGAGTAGCAACAGCTATTGCTGCGTCCGCCGTTGTAGGTGGAGCAGTGGCAAACAAGAGCGCAGGCGATGCGCTAGACGCCCAAGAGGACCAGAACGCAGCGAACCAAGCCTTCATTAGAGAGCAGGCAGCGCAAGCCCGTGAGGATGCCGTGCCTCTATTTGATTCGGCGCAGCGTAACCGAGAAATCGGCGCACAGGGCGCTTTTGACACTCAAGGTTTATCAACGCGACAGCAGATCGATACCACGGGCAGGGGCAACTACTTTGCTCAAGAGGCGCTATTAGGTGGCCAACAGCAGGTGCAGAACGCAATCCTAGGGCTACCGACTGATATGGGGGGTATGCAGGCCCGGTTGTTACATCCAGAGCGCAACCTTGAGGGGATGTTTAATACTCAAGTCCCTGAATTTGAACGTTCGCAGGTTTCGGAATCTGTGAATGATCCGGTTGTATTTCAGGCAGGACAAACCACCAACCAGGCACTAGCCACTAAAGCCTTCGAGGAAGGGCATCTAACACAACAACAGTTCGGCGCACTCAGTCGGAACTTTGCAGCGGACCCAGACAACGCAGCCGCAACCAATTGGGGCGGGGCTCAATCTCTTGATGGATTGCTAGGCAAGATCGGCGCAAATACTAACCCACTTTTGGCTGGCGCATTATCGACCCTGTTCCACGCTGTGCACACTACTGACCGAGTACCGCAAGGGCCGAAAGTCAATCAAGAACAATTGTTAGGAGGTGTTTAATGATTAACACTGGATCACCAACAGGAAACCCTGGCTACAGTTTTGCAGCGGGTGCCTATAACCCTCTTAGCGGAAGGTACGAGGGCGGCGGTGCCACATGGGTAGGGCAAGGCCAAGCTCCGGCCGGCAGTCAGGACCAGTTTAGGAATTGGGTAGGTAGCCAGAACCCAGGCGCGGCCAATGGCATGAACTTTGTCGGGCAGGCACCTAACTATGGCGCACCTAACCAACCTCAAGCGGCAGGTTATCCACAGCAGGGCGGCAATGTACAAGCAGGCGGCCCCGGCGGATTCAACCCCGGCGGTGGCGGCGCTCAGTTTGGGCAACCTTCCCCCACTCAAGGCGGGATGCTTGGTGGAACCTTTGGGCAGGCGGCTCCTGGAGTGGCACCACCGACTGGCTTGATCGGTTCTGAGATGGCACAACAGCAAGGGCTCAGTGGTGCGCTAGGCGGCATACAGGGCGGTCTCGACAACTTTAACCAGAACGCTAACCGTGCATCGAATCTTCTGGGAGGTTACGCCACCAACGGTCAGGGCGCTTCAGGCATACAAGCGGCTCAGTCGGGCGCACTCGGGGCTCCAGCTCAACAGAATGCGTTCAATAACTTCAATGATTCACCTGGGCAACAATTTTTGCGTGACCGCGGCGAACAGGCTGTAATCCGAAATGCCGCGGCAATGGGTGGTGTAGGTGGCGGCAATGTTCAGAAGGCGCTAGCAACCTTTGGGCAAGGTCTGGCACAGCAGGACTTTGATAACCAATTCAATAGGTTGGGCCAAGTCTCAGATCGTGGGTTTCAAGCTACACAGCTACAATCTGGTATTGCTCAGAATCAAGGCGCGGCGGGAATGAATGCGGCCAACTTAGGGGCTAATTATAACTTCAACACCGGACAGCAGATGGCCAGTGGTCGAACGCGGGCAGGAGAGCAGATAGCGGATTCAATCTCAAATACGACATCCGGGCTTTCCGCCTTGATTAACCAGCAAGGACAGAACTTGTCGAGCGTTGTAGGGGCAGGAGGAAACAATATCTCTAGCCTATTGGCAGGGCTTGGACAGCAGACCGGCGCAAGTCAGGAGCAGTTGGCGGCAATGTTGGGCAATATCTCGATTGGTGAGGGGTCGCAAGTGGCCAGCCTCCCCAGCTTGGGGCAATTTGTACAGGCAGACCAGACCCTAAACACAATGGGGCAGGTCGCCAGCGGTGTCGGTAACGCGATAACAGCTTACCAAGGTGCGCAGAAGCCGCAAACGCAAACGCAGCAGGCGGTCCAAGCACCTGGACCTGTGGGCTCTCTTTATAACGGCAACTTCAACACTCAATCGGGGATTTATCCATAATGCCTAACATGCAAAATATCGGCCAAGCTCTATCGGGTTTTGGTGCTGGATTAACTGGCCAAGGTCAGCAGTTTCAGCGCAACCAGCTACTGGAGCGCCAAATTGGGCAGGAAGATGACCAGAGGCGGCGATTAATGGCGGCAGAACGTCAGAAGACGCTGTTTACCGATGCTGAGGGCGCTTTAAGGATGGTTAACGCAGGCCGGTACGATCAAGCTGCCCAGCTTTTCGGGAACAGGCTGCAGGACTTGCAGAGCTTCCCAGAGGCGGACCCTAAAGACACTGGGCGAATGTTCGAGCTTGCACAAAGGGCGACTCAAGGCGACCAGCAGGCCATGCAGTCGCTAAAATATGAGCTTGAAAATGGTGTTTCTGTTGGCCGTGCTTATGGATTACTGGATTCAAAGCAGTTAACAGGTGTCAGCGATCAAGGCCAAATTTTCTTTAACGGCCCCAACGGGCCAGAAGCTCAGAATGTTACGGGGTTTATAGGCGGCGATGAAGGTGGAGCGGCCAGTATTAGCCCAGCCAGCCCGAAAGA